CTCCAGACTCCTGGGCATTGTGCCCCTTCATGATCGTGACCTCACCAAACACACGGTCAACGGTGCTGTACAGCTGGTGTTCGATAGGTTTCAAGAACACTCCAACTGCCACGTTGTACCTCGGATGACGTGGTTGAATCACCCGCGGTGCAGGGTCAGCCTTCGCTGTGAAGTTGATCTTCTCCGCCTTCACAAACGTGGCAAGATACGAATCTTTTCTCTCTACGCCTCTGACCAACAGGCTGTCGGCGGCATCCTGGTAGACCGTGCGTCTGCGACCCGAGTAGTACTCTACAAACCGGTTGTAGGACACAGGGGTGGTCGGGGACACATATCTACTCATCAGTCGCCGAAAGGGAGCAAGTGTTCGCTCAATGACCCCAGAGGCTGGGCGTGGTGGTGGTTGGAGACCAGTATTGGTCTCAACATTAAACACCCGCTCTACAAGCCCCCGACGTAAATTGATCAACGAGTTGTTGTGCACACCAAAGTCAAAGCTTGGGAGCATGGCGCCAACTCGGTAAAAGCGCCGTAGCTTACTGGGCCCAGGGTTGGGCAACACCTCCATCTGGCCGTGGTCAAACCGAGTTACCCCAATGGCATTACAGCCACGGGTTACCAGAGTGTCTCGACCGGGTGCCACCTCAAGGCCCCGCTACTTGGCGCACATCTCTGGCGCCTTCCTCCTCATGTCCACACCAATGACCGCAAGAGCATCGAGTAGGAACGTGCTCTCCGTCCAACGGGTACTGCCCTCTTCAAGCCTATCAAGCGCACCAGAATCAGCAAGGATTTGCCTCGCCTCAATCTCAGCACGTGTTGGGATGAAGAACAGGGAGACAACCATGGGCTTAAGTAGCGCTATGTGCGCAGGTCTCACCCCATGGTCGACCATCATCCTGCTGGCCTCCTGATCCACGATCGTGCAATTAGCCACGTTGTACTTCATGGCTGGCGTCGTCGGGAACTTGGCCTTGAGCATTGCAACAACACGACGCACATAGCGTGTGCTGCTGACATCACGAGCATCTCCCCCGATGCCCGCTACGTCCCGCTCGATCTCTGTGCCGAGAGACCCATCTGGACGAACCAGTGGGCGGTCTGACACGTGGTCGTCAACTATCCTCCAAAGTCCGGTTGCTGGTGCACTGTGGCGTCGCACACGATGCAATCTGCGGCGAAAGGCAACTGCCAATGTCACAAACCACACTGGGGACAGCAGCACTGTGCTAACAACAGCACCGGTACAAGCAGAGGTTACGCAAGCAACTAAGACAGCTAAGACTAAATGGACCCGCATCATGGCGGCTAAGGGGCCCATGGCTAATCCACCAACACAAACAACTATCCACCGATCACGAACGGGATGTAGAACAAGCGGATCAGGTC